TGGACCTACCGAAATCGGTAAGTGGTCAGAGGAGATAGCCGTTTTTGTCGAGCAGCCGGATAGCGTGCTCACGGTCACCGTCGGCCAACCGGTAAATCTCCTCGGGCATAAGCCTGGGAGGGTTCTTCTTTCGGCGGGATCCCGTGTTCGCGTGGGTGACTTGCACCTTGCGCCCGAACATCTGGACCGTGTCCACAGCCTTACGCGCGTTCACCACGCTGCCAATATCCGACCCATCATTGATGGCCTTAGCCCCCGCTTCCCCAAAAGCCTTGCGCTGCTGGGCTGCGGACATGCGGTCGAAAGTGTCCTTAGGACTGATGGGGGTTGGCTTGTGCTCTCTCGTAACCGGCTCCATCGTGCAATCGCAGCGAGGATGCCGAAGGAACCCGCTCGACACGTGGTATTCACGCCCGGCGAGCAGGATGCACCGGGAGCATGCAGGCATATGGACCACGCGCACGTAGCCAGTAACGTTGCGGTTAGAGACCATTGCGGCCTGGTCCGCTTGCCTGCCCGTATCAGCGATGACGGTACGCACAACTAGGCTGAGAAACGCCGCCCCTCGTAGCAGTGACGTACGCGGATTCTCGCCCTGCGCTACGAACCGCAGCACCGTGGGAATGGAACGAGCCAACAGGCTCATCAGGTCACGGCCGTCCGGCGTAGCCCTTGCGAACTGCCCTGCGTCAATGTCCGGCGTACCAACCAGGGCCGATGGGCCGAGCAGCTCACGCATAAAGGTGTGTGTTCCCTCAGCGGCATGCAGTTGCCCGGCCTGAACAATGGCAGTGACCTTGGGGAGGAGCCTCCCCCACTCGTGTGCAACGGCGTCAGGATTCACCTTGGACCACTCGGCGAGCACTGCCCGCGCTGTAGCGTCAGCTAGATGCGCTCGGGTCTCCTGGTGGCGCGTCGCTACCAGACTGTTGGCCATTCGTGTTGTCTCCCTGCGATGGGTCCTGCGCCATAAGTTGCGTGAACGCGCCCATCGGGTCCGCCTGAAGTTCCTTATCCTTCATGGCGAGTAGGTCAGCAACTTCGGTAGGCGTAAGCCCGTATTGCAGCGCGAGGAACTCGAACGGAAACCCGAGCTGCTTGAGCTTCAGCAGCGCGTCAGTTAGCTGTGACTGAGAGCGGGACTGAGCATCAGCCCAGAGCACTCGGCCACCAGCAACCGCCAGAGCCTTAGTGTCGTCGCCCTGCGCCAGCGCGATCAGGCGGAACACTTCGCGGAGCGCCTGCCCAAACCAAAGTTGCTTTTCCTCGACTCGCTTGACCAGACCGGTCTCCGCAGCGATCAGCGCATCACCGGATAGGTTCGCCATCTTGCCGATTAGGTAGTGCGCGGGTGTACGAGTCTGCGCGGCGATGTGGCCTACGGCCGTTTCGATGATGTCCGCATAGGCGCCAAGGTTGGCGGCCGACCATTCCTCCGTACGGACGTTGTCACCCGTGAAGAACTGCACACGGTCAACGGCGAACTTTTCCATATCGACGGGGCGCTCGCCAACGATCTGCCCCGAAGCGTCGAGGACCGGAACAACCGGGCGTTCAGCGCCAAGGACAATGCGAGTAGGGAACGACGCATAGTCAGACGTAGTAAAGAGCTGCGCCCACAGGAGATTTACAGCGTCCTGTACAGCGATCACGCCGGAGATATCCGAGATCGGGTCGCCAACCATGGTCGGCCGGTTGGGAAGCTCGACCAGCGGGACAACTCCCATGGGGTTCGGCTGCGGGTTGGGCTCGTCGCCCATATCCCGCATCTCCCACTTGTCTAGTTCTTCGTCGACCGCTTGCATCTGCGGAGTCTTCTGGTGGGTCGTGAGCCGGGAGCGCTCAAACTTCCAGACCTCATCAGCGAGATAGAGCGTGGCGTAGTCGCAGCCGCCGTCCTCCCAGCGCTTCAGCCCTGCCCTACGCTTCCGGCGAGAGCCAGGCTCGTACGTAACGATGCACTGCGAAGCGTCTTCGAACGTCACGCAAGGCGTCTCAGGCTCGTCAGGGTTACCCCATACGAGCACGAAGGAACGGCCAGAGTTAACAGCGCCAAGGAAGCCAAGCTGCGAGTCAGCGTCAAGGCCATTCATCTGCCAGACACGCCACAACTCGGCATCAGCCTGAGTCTGCCCGGACGGCATAACGCCATTGACTGTGAGCCGCTCTACAGGCGCGTCAGAGACCACCTGTACCCAGTTGTCAGAGAACCCCTGGTAGCGCTGCCCGTGGTACTTCCTGAACTCATCCGAGGCAAACCTCAGCGGTTGCTTGCCCCGGTAGTACTGCTCGTTACGGTCGATTTCCCAGCGGCGGTTACGTAGCTCGTCCTCAAGTAGGCCTATCAGGCGCAGGGCTTCAGACTCAGTAGCCATTGATGCCCCCTCCTGGTGGGCTCATGCTCCGTAGTAGTAGGACTTTCGTTTGGGTGCAGCCATGCCAGCAGCTACCGCATCCATCGCAGCTTCGTGGGCGAGGATGGACGTAACGGCAACGTCGATCTTTTGGTCCTGTGCCGCCTTGGCCAGCACATAGCGGCCCTGGGGTCGAGCAGCAGCGCGCGCATTCCGCATGTGGCCGGAAGTGATCGGGCACCCGTCATGGCTGAACGACGTGTCAGCCTTACTGATGTCTGTCTTCAGCCGTTCCGCAGCAGCGTGCATCTGAACAACACGGCGCGTGTACCAACTGATAACGACCCGGTCCCCGTAGCGGTCAACCCAGGTATCTACCTCTGACTCCCAATAGGGAGGATCGGCGTACAGAAGCTTCACGTCATAGCGCGACATGATCTCGTCGAGCGCTGCGGACACTTCCAGACGCGGAACCTGTCCCCCGTAATCGGCGGGATTCCAGATCGTAGGCAGCGAGTTAGGCCCGAACGTCGGCGTGAACTGGAACCCGTCCAGGGTCTCAGCGCGAAAGCCCGACCAGTCATCTACGTCGGAGCCATCGAACCCCAGGACAACCGGCGTCTTAGGGGCCACCACACGGGCGCCGTTGGCGCGAGCCTCCCACAGGTTGTGCTCAATCCACGCTCCGGCGCCTGCGACGATGCGGTTGCCGAAGAATCGCTCTGCCTGCGCTGGGTCAGTCTCGGCAAGCTCGCTAGCCTCAGCCTCAATAGCATCTAGGTCGATGTGCGGGCAATCAGCGTAAACAGCCTTGTGAATCCGGCGCCGCTCGACCTTGTTTCGGTAGGACAGCATCTGAGGGGCCTGCGGGAAGTACCGGTAGACATCCTCGGCGCTGCTCTCATGGGTGCGCTTAGCCGTCGACTCCTCGGAAGGGTCGTAAGCGTTCGTCGTCTCCATCGAGCGCCCGGACATACCGGCCAGACCACGGCGCATCGTCTCAGCAACCTTGATCATCTTGTTGGTCGCTGTGTACGTGCCTGTCTCGTCCTGGATCGCAAAGGTAATCGGGTTACCGAGGCGCGATTGGGCCGATGACGTCACTACGTCTATTCGCCCCTCAGCACCAACCCTGACGAACCCCTCGCGGACGCTCATCAACGCGCCACACGGACCATGCTTAATCATGGCCTTGAGCGGACGGTAGACGTTCGCCACCTGGTCTTCGCTGGTAGCGAGTAGCTGAATCAGCGGCGTGGGCTGAGGAACACCCATCGGCTCACCCGGCGAGTAGGCGTACACCCACCCACAGGGGCAACCATGGTCACGGCACCGGTACTGCTCGCCACCCTCGGCGAAGCCAGCGAACACGGTCGGTCCCGCAGCCTCAGCAAGGACGATCGCAGCAGCGAAAGGGCCCTTGCCCGACTTCTGGGACATGATGACCTGGGCACGCCGATGGACAAACGCAGTGCTTCGCTGACCCACCGTCGCATCGCTGCGCACCGTATAGAAGTTGCTGGCCACCTTGAGCTGCCAAGCCAGTAGCTCGAACGGCTCGCCCTGCCGGAAACCATCGGGGATGACGGCATGAGCCTCAGTCCACGCAAGCGCGACGACCAGGACCTTACCGTCAGCCATCGGCCACAGCCTTGAGTCGAGCAGTCAGCGAGGAGACAGGAGAGCCAGCGGACAGGGTGGGCGACTCGCCATCCTCGGCCACCGGGGCAACGATCCACTTGTTGCGGAGCATGCCAGCGGCAGTCAGACCCAGGGACTCACCGATTTGCTTGACCTGCGACCACAGCATGGCGACTGAGTCAGGAAGCTCAGCGCGAGCCAACAGGCGCACGTACGCTGCCACCTCGTACTCAAGGTTGGACGCTTCCCACTGGACAGCCTGAGGCATGCCCCAGAGCCGTTCCCAGATCTCTTGCTCACGCCCGTTGGGGTCGATCAGCGGGAAGTCTGGCGTATCGCCGTGGCGCCCCTCAGCGGGAAGGGTCGTCCACCCCTGCGAGTCAGCCTTGGCCTTGTGGCTACGGTCTGTGCTGGAAGGTGCCGGACCGGAACGGCTACTCGTACCCCTTGCCACGGTGCGTCACCTCCTCGTCGTGCACGCTGCGTCACTGCCTCAGACTTCTCTTACCGGGCGCACCAGGCAGAGCCCTCCCCCGCGCTCAATCCCCCCAGGCTCCGAAGGGGTCCATCCCCACCCATCTAGGTCAAAACGGACATCAGGAAAGTCGCACAGCGTATTCAGCCTCGATCATTCCAACCACCGGGTTGGTTACGCGCAGTCTCACGCGAGTGATGTGCCTTAGTCATGCTGCGTAGGTTGGACCAGTCGTGACCACGGGGACCAAGTGGGCCGAGCCCATCTATGTGGTCAACCTCAGTGGCAGCAGGCTTCAGCGGCATGGGTAGGAGCGTGCACTCAGCACACTCACAGTACGGATGCACCAGCAGGAAGCGTGCCCGTGTCCTGCGCCACGCAGTGTCATAGCCCTTGCTCGCAGGCGTGCGCCGCATGGCCCTGGCTCGCACCCTGCACTCGTCACAGCGACCAGCGGGGAACACGAGCACAGGGCAACCAGGGGACGAGCAGACGCTACGCGCCCTTGACATAGTCAAAACGGCGAACGAGCAAGGGGGAAGCCTCCACATACCGAA